CCACAGAATATACAAACCCCAAAATCAATTGAATAATTTCTTAGTTCTTTTTTCTTTGCTTGTTTATTAAATACCCAGTCGACCACTGGGAGATTAATAGGACATACTCTGACACATACTTCACAAGCAATACACTTGTCCATTTCAAAATGAATACGTCCACGATACCTTTCAGATGGTATCAGTTTTTCATAAGGATATTGTATAGTAACAGGTCTCCTTCTCATATGATCAAAGGTTACACCTAACCCTTGGAGCATATACTTTGCAGTATCTTTAACTTCTTTTATGTAATTAAAGATTGCTTTCATCTTTTTACATCATGAGCACAACCATCACCAGTATAGTCATCACTATCATAATACCCTCCTTTGGTTCCAAAGTATAGGGATAACCCTACAAAGGGTAATGCAGCTAGTATTAGGAAAGTTTCAAAAATCATCTTCTTACAACAGCAGGTACGTCTCCATCATCATCTTCATCATCATCCCAAGGATCTTCCAACTTACTCTGTAGTTGGTTAATCCTTTCTTGCAATTCATTATACTCTTCTATATCACAACTCTTTGGTTCAAAGGTAACACCCATCAATTCTTCACCAGGTTCTACACCTTCCATCTCTGGATGAACTCTCTTTGTTACTTGAGTAGTCCAAGTACCAGCATTATAATTCCTTACAGACTGAGATCTTGCTCCAGAGACAACAGAACGAATAGCCCAAACTAAAAGAAGTAACCAAGTTAATGAAAAAACTATGTCTGTAATTGGGTTCATTTACTTTTATCCTCGAAAGAGTCTACTAAAAGGTAAAACCATACAGCAGTTAATACCATAATAAGAGCAACTCTAAATGAACTCCAAGAAATATCAATCATCTTATTCCTGGTATTTTTTTAGCAGCATCTTGTATCATAGGCATCACTTCAGTTTCCACTTTGTCAGCAATTTTATCTACTATACTTATATCTATATCCAGGAAAGGTGGAATGATACCAAGTAATCTCAAAGTACCATCAAGAAATAAAGCAAGACATGTAAAACCAAGAATCATACTAATAATAGTAGCATCTCTATTATGTTTTCTCATTGATGCTTCATCAATTGCACGAGCTTCTGCCAGAGCATCAGCTATCATCTGATCCACTTCTGCTTTTGTATAAAAATTACCCAGTATGGGTATGTCGTGCTTATCCATACTCTAATATATGCAAATGAAGTATAGCATATGTTCTATATTTATGCCAGTATCATAAATTACAATGTTAAGAATGCTAAATAAAACACGGTTTGGTATCACTAAATGAAAAGATTCATACCTATTGTAATGTTATTGATGACTGGTGCTGTGGTAGCACCATCAGCTAAAGCTGATATAACATCAAGAATGACATCCAGTGTGCAGCTTACAGTTAATGCCGCTGCAACTCAAATGGAAAGAATTGGTTCTTCATTTAGTATCACAGGAAATAATGTCGATACAACTGATGGAACCACTGCTAATACAATTAGTGCTGGTACTATAACTTCAGGCGTATATGCACCTGGAACTATTGCAGCCACGCAGGATGACCCAGGAGAATCATTCAGCTTCACTCAGGCATTTATCCAAGGTGATGCTATTGATACAACTGGACCTGACATAGGTGATGTTTCAGCATATGGTGATCAGTTATCTACTGCTGCTGGAAGTGCTGGATCATTAGCTGGTACTGTCACAAGTCAAGGTGCTTTGACTGTAACCGCTGGCGGAGCAGGTACATCAGCTACTGGGCAATTTGTAACTGAGTTATCAATCAACTAGTAGTAATGAAAGGGCTTATAACTACTATACTAGTGATATTAGGTAGTGCGGGTGCTGCAAGAGCAGTACCCGTGGTCCCAAATTTTCAACAAGGCTCAATGACGAGCCACACGGAGACTGAATCTACAGTCACCGAAACTATAAATTCAATTGATTATAGGACAGGATGGGAATACAGCGTTACTGGGGTAGGCGTCGACAACAACGGTGCAGCATTGAACCCCAATGTGAGTACATCAACAGTGACAGTAAGTTCAGGAGTAGGAGGAGAAGAAGGAGCAGTGACAGGAACAGTAACTTCTTCCTTCGATGCCTTAGACATGTCAGCACAAAACAACTTCACAATCCACGAACCTGGAGCAGCCTTTCAATTTACCCAGACATATTCTGGACCAGGGATGACAAATCAAACGGTAATACAACGCGTAACAGAAATAAAAAGCATCACCGACACAACAAGTACATTTACTCAGTAAGTACATTAGTACTATCATTATTATCTCCAACAGTTTCTTTAGCACAAGGAGTAGGTGGTGTTAGTGCTACTGCTAATCCTATAGCCAATAGTAGCGGCTCAGTAACGAACCAGGCGATACAAGTATTACAAGGTCCATACATTACTAACACCTATGGTGGTGGAGTGCAGTGTCAAGGTGCGACATTTAACCTGACACCTTATGTTCAATTTGCAGATAGTAGAAAAGACCCTTGGGAAGATTTTTATAACGAACCACAATATAATACTACTGATGCTACAGGTAAGATGGTTCCAACATATGTTACCGTCAAGAACTACCCTTGGGAAGATTGGTATGATGATAGAACATATGTCTCTGATGGAACAGATGGCAATACTGCTGGAGATACAATCCGTTGGTTCCCTGATGGATCAGACATAAGTATTATTCAAGATATAGACAGTCCTAATGGTGTTCCTGATGTAGTTGATAGTGGTGGAGAAATGACTCCATCATGGTTTAAACCAGTGCGTACTGATATGAGAGCAAACCAATCATTAAATCTAGGTCTCTCTGGTACTCTCTCCATACCACTGAATAGAAAATATCAAAGGCAATGCCATGAGGCTGCAGCAAATCAAAATGCAATGGCTGCTCAATTAGTTGCCAATAAGCGATTAGACTTTGAGATTGCTCGTCTCAAAAATTGTGGTGAGCTCCTAAAATCTGGTATTATGTTCCATCCTAAATCACCATACTATAGTGTATGTGCTGATGTAGTTGTAAAAGCACCTGGTGGAAAGATAGAACCTCATGAACACCAGATACCACAACCACAGTGGGTTAATCCTTCTACTTCTTCACAGCCTTCTTCAGAGTCTGTATTGCCTGGTTCCGATCTCGTTGAGCCAACTGACGTTCCCGAACAGACAACACAGGTTCCTTCTTCCCCATTATCCCTTTTACCTTGGCAACGACCTTCTTTATCACTGGTTTCACCACCTTCAGAAGCAAATCCGCTAGGGGTTTTGCAAGTAGGGCGGAGCTTGTCGCTACCAGAGCAATAGTGGCAGTAGTAGATACAACAGGAACACTTGGGAGGTATTGTTCAGCAAAACCAATTGCTTCCCATTGTGTTTCACATATCTTACCGTCTGGAGTTAGTTTATATCCAACAACCTTCTCTGTTCCTGCCTGATTCAGGTCTCCAATCCTCCTTGCATTAGGTGGAGGGCATTCTACATCCTCTGCTGTTTCTCCTGGTGTATCAGGTGGTTTTGGAGCTTCTATCTCAGGTGCAGGTGGTGGTTCTCCAGTATCAACACCTTCAGGAACTTCTTCTGAATCTGTATATACTGTCTGCCATGTTAGTCCTCTATAATCATACTCTGCTGGTTCATAGTAAGGAGCACCAGCATCGCATAATACTGTATTACCTTTAGGGTCATCATCCACCAGCATCTTATTTCTATTCTGTGGATTCTTTGCATTCTCCTTATGTACCTTCACACAACCAGGCATATTAACTACAGGAGTACCTACCTGCATAGTAACAGGAACAGTTAAAGTATTTACTGAGGGAGGTTCAACAGTCCATACTCTAGCATCAGAAATATAACTTACCCCAATAGGTCTTATAGATGAAGTGGATGACCTAATTGGTTGTATTAATTTTATACCAGTACCATTAACCTGTATAAAAGGTATGCCCTCACCACCAACAACAGGAATATTAGGTATCGTCATGATACCTTATTACCATATGTACTTGCCTCTGTTGAATCAGGATGATCTTTACACCATTGAACATAATTAAATCCAGAATCTGGTGGGTATATGTATTGTCCATTCTCATCAAACCTACCTGACTTATCTGCTATCCTAGACTCCTTTGATGGATACTTTGGATAGGGTCTCAACCCTACTCTCATCTCATTACCCTTCCTTCTTCTCATCTGATTACCAGTCTCATGGTCTTCAGGCATAGTAGGCCAAGAAGTTCCTAAGATCCTTTTAATATCTTCTTTGGTGTAACCGTTAGGATGCATTTTCTATCACCTCACTATCAGGAATAATATCTAAGTCACCTACAATACCACCTATAACAATAAAGGCAGTGAGCACAGCACCTGCACCCCATACCCATTTCTCAAGTGCTCGTATTCTTTCTCTTACATCTTCATTTAATTTAGTGATTCTCTCATCTGTTCTATCAATTCTTTTATGAATCAATTCCATTCTACGAGTAGCATTCTCTAGAGTACTATCAAGGACAGCAATCTTTACATCTTGTTCAGAATCTTTGTTAGTAATATCAGTCATTACTTATCTTTCCAACCACCTGCTTTCAACCAATTGTTGTAATGTGGGTTATCCCAGTTATCATTAATCTCATATGAAGGAATTACAACCTCTTGAATATATCTTCTATTCTCTTCAACCAGTTTTACTTTAGCATCTATCTGAGCACCCCACCAAACTGCTGCACCTAATTGTGCTGCTAAGAATGTAAGTACTGGTATTGGAATGTTCTTCATTTTTCTGCTGCGTATAATGCGAATGTAGAAGTAGTTATAACAGTCATCATGTTAGCAATGTGTTGCTTCACATCAGCATCACATACTTTACCAGGCATAAAGCATCCAAATATAGTTGCTCCTACTATTCCTAACTGGAACAATATCACAATCCTTATAAGGTCAATAACCCTATCCTTACTGTTGTGGGACTTGTTCACGATAATCTTGAGTAGGAATTACAAGACCCTTCACAGGTCCAGAAGTCTTAGGCCAAGCATTAACAAGTTGATTATATACTTCCTCTCTTACCACCTGTCTTATCTGTTCTATGCGTGCATCCTCTCTTTTCTGAGGACCACCTTGCATCTTATCTATCTGATGATTACCTCCCACTACAGCACCAGTACCAACAACTGCTACTGCTGTAACTGTACTAGCTGTCTTTTGTAAGTCCATTAGATTAGTTCCTCTAACATGAATAAACTAATAAGGTTTAAATCAGCATCATCCATAGCATCATCTGCTTCAGTTCCCTCTTGACGATTTATAATAGCAACTACGTTCTCCACCACATATCCAGCATCTCTAAGTCTCTTTGCTGCTTTAATAGCAGAACCACCTGTAGTAATTACATCCTCTAATACAGTTACCTTAGAACCTGGTGCTAAGGTTGGACCTTCTATCCATGCCTTTGTTCCATGTCCTTTAGGTTCCTTCCTGACTATCAGACCATCCAGATACCTTTCTTCTATTGCTGATACCATAGCAACACCTGCTACCAATGGGTCAGCACCTAAGGTAAGTCCTCCTACTGCCTCACAATCCTCTTCAAGGCACTCTAACATACACCAACTAATAAACATAAGAGCATCACCCTGTAAGGTTACTGGCTTACAGTTAACATAGTGCTCACTCTTCTTACCAGATGATAATTTAAAATCACCTTTCTTATATGCATCTTCTTTTAAGAGTGCAATAAAATCTTCTCTAGTTTCTATCATAATTATGCATCAAATAAATGATGTTTTGAAGTACCAGCATTATCATTTGATATATTTCCTATACCAGTTTCTTCGGTTTCCTCTAATTCATATTCCCAATCTTCTATCACAGTATTGGAAAGCATTCTATCAGATAGAAGATCCATTTGTTCTCTTGCTATCTCTTCAGTCTCTGCATCAAACCAAAAATCAATTGCCTTACCAATCCTCAACAAATGTGGTTGAAGTTTGGGAGCAATTCTTTGAACATTATTCATCACTGCATTACCAGCAGCATCTGATACAGACCCTCTTAATCTGACAAAAACTAGTGCTTTAAATCTCATTTTCATATTCCTCAGTTGGTATAGACCATTCGGCATACAAACGTCTGCCTGTTTTTCCATGCATATCAATATATACTTGGTTTCTACTCGACCAAAGTCCCAAACGATCTCCTAATTTCACGTAGAGACTCAAAATTTTTCTGTTTAGTGCCACCATCATATGCCCAAGCATAACCTTCCTCAATCATTTGTTCATTTAAAGAAACAGCATCCTCATTAATATAGAGCCAACCAAGAAGCCTACCATACTTCCCAGTGCCACCCACAAGTTCTGTTCTAATAGTGAGTTCATCTCCATCACCTGCAATAGTATCTTCTAACTTTTTCTTCAACCAATTAGTAGCATCTATTCCTAGTGCTTTCTCTTCAAGGTCTCTTGTCCTCTTCTCTGGGGTATCCACTCCAGCAATTCTTACCCGTTCTTTCTTGAATAAATCGAAGCCAAGGTCTATGAGAACATCTATCGTATCCCCGTCTAATACTTTCACTATCTCTGTCACTCGGAAATTGTAGCAACTCTTCCTGCTTGGGGGTTTCATCGCTCCCATAGTCCCACTCCAATTGTTCTAGTGAGTTATTTATAGACTCTTCTATCGGAGTTCTATTCCTCTCTGCTTCCCAGTTCCTGACTTCCTGAATCATCTGACCCACATTCAAGGGGGATGTGACTAGGAGTACTGGGGTTAGGATACCAATCATCGTATTTAAATATCCAGTATATTGTAACACATACTCCTACTAAGAGTATAGCTAACATAATATTTACACTCTGGACAACTTCACTCATCCTAATAGAGAGTCTGGGTGACTATGCTTTTCAAGTTTCCCTGACATAGTATATGCTTCCTTACTACCACCATGTCCATGAGCTATACCTAACTCATGCATCTTTGCATGTTCATCGATAGGATCTCTTAATTCTTTCTTGCCACCTCCTACTGTAAGATACAATCCCCATCCAACTAAACCAAAAAGAAGTAATCCAAAGAATAAAATAAATCCTTGTTCTGGCGTAAGATTAAGATGCTGGATCATAGGTTGTTTCTCCCATGTACCAGGTAAACCATACACTGATGGTTTTGATAAGAAAATCATAATTAAATACTAAGTAAAGTTATTATACCATACTATTTACGCATATGCTTGTGCAGCCAACCATGCTGATAACCCTAAAGATGTTCCCATGATGGTGATTCTACTCATCCACCACATTATTTCATGTTTCATAGTTAGTGTCCCATAGGAATTCCTGCTGCCATTAACTTAGAAATATTATTTACTTCTTCATTAACGCAATAGTCAATAAAATGAGGATGCTCCCTCAGATAAGGAACATCCTCTTTGCTGTGTTGAATTGCATTATATGCATCTACTGCATACTCACATATTTCATGCTTATGAAAATCTGTGTCGTGATATCCGACTGTATAATGAGTCAGGGGCATGATTATTCAATCCCATACTACAATATTTATAGCACAGATAAGTAATTTTGCCTAGTTCGGTGTGGACTCACTAACTCAGTTAGAGTATCAACGCACCAAGTATAAATCCAATAACAGCATTGGCACACTTACTTTGATAAGGAGAAAGATTAAACTTCTTCTCTACCTTCTCTAAGATTTTTTTATCCCATTCAACTCCTTTGTCGAATGATGCTTTGATAAGTTCTTTAATCTTCTTCATCTTCTTCCTCTATAAAATTTAATTGAATACCCTTAAGAGATAATAGAACTATCTTTGTTTTAGTTAGTTCTTCACTATAAAAAATGACTGGATCTTTTACTGATGGATCACCACTCATTCTTCTTCCTCCTCCTCTTCAAGTTGGAGTCTTTGTCTTAAGAAAAGGATTTCCTTTTTTAATTCATCCTTTTCAATCTTCAGTTGTTCGATTTCTTGTTCGTAAACAATAATCATTTGCTCAAGTCGTACTACATCATTTTCTAGATCCCATCTTGGTTTGGGATATGGGGTGGTCATGCGAATAATTAGTTATTCATTTAAGGGTTTCTTTATCTTTACAACTTATAAGGCTTATCATCTGTAGTAATCTTAAGAGGTGCTTGTTCAATCCTAATTGTTTGAACAGGACCACCAGCTTGTGCCTTTGCTACAATCTGCTCAATCTCTTTTGCAGTTGGTGGAGGAGGACCAGCAGGAGTTCCATTACCATTACCATTCATCTTCATAGTGCCATCACCCTTCTTAGATGCAGTCTGAATCCCAAAGCTTGCGAGAACCCCTGTAAACACAGATGCTATGAAAGTTGGATCTATTTTCTGTTGTGGTACTCCTGGAATCGCCACATAATTAAGAGTCAATATTCCACCTGACCAGGCAAGAACAGTAATTCGCACCATTGTCGAGATGATTGCTGCCTGTTCCTCAGGGTCTGGAAGAATGGCATCTTTTACTTTACCAAAGACACCTTTCTTCTTCTCTTCAACTTCTTCTACAATTTCTTCTTTTACCTCTTCAGGCATAGCACTATAGCAACTACGCTATTTAGAAATTAGAAATTCCTAAACCAGCATTAGGAACAGCAGGTGCTGCAGCTTGAGGAGTTGGTGAAGCAAGGTCTGGAGCACCTATTGGAAGACTTCCACCTAAACCACCACCTAAAGACCCAGTAATTGCTTCAATAGCTTGAGACTTGATGCTATCAACAATTGAATCTCTGTTGACATATACAAATACGCCACTAGCGACAACGGCAGCAGATACAATACCAGACGCAATAGCAAGGACATTTACAATTTTCTGCATTATTCTTTCCTGTAAGGATATTTATTTATGAGTAGTATAATATGCTTTATAATAACTGACAACCCCTGCTGATATCTTATGACCTTTCTCTATCCATTCATCTGCACATTCGTAAATGGATTGATTTGAATATTTTCCTTTTCCAAATTCTTTAAATAAAATCATTAAGACATGCTGCCTCAATTTTAATTGTTCTTCTGTCAATGTAACAGTCATACTAATCCTCCATCATATAAGACATCATAGTCATGAACATAGTTGTTACCATTACAACACTAACTACGGTCATGAAAACCATTTGATATATTTCAGTAAAGTTAATCATATCAACCCCATTGAACCTGCTGTAATTCCAACTACCATAAAAAATCCAAACTCCAGCAGCCCATGAGCACCTGCAGGGGTGTTGATTAATATGTTATTGAAGAACGAAAGATCCGACATTTGTATATGCTACTAGGGCTAAAACCCCAATGAAAATTAATTGTTGCATGTGACTAGGTAAAAATACTCTCTGTATTATATAGGTATTTCTACCTTATAGTCAAGAGTATTGTTACACCTATCACACCGACCATTGCTAAACGACCATTCCATCGTTCAGCAAATCTCCAGTATGGGTGACTCCAATCCATTAAGTAGGAACTGCAACAGGAACAGGTTGAGAAACTCTCACACCCTTTCCTCCATCATCATCGTCATCATCATTAAATGCCCTAAGTAATAATTCTACCAACACCAAAGCAGCCATAGGGTAGAAACACCATAGGACTGCTGTTAGTGGTGATATTGTATCTGATGCGGCTGATAAGTCGCCCATATATTTTGGTCTGAAGATAAATGAATAATTATTTAGTTTTGTTAACTTTTAGACTAAACCAGGAATGAGGTGTCCAGTGAAGCTGTAACTAGTGAAGGCAGCAACGCAACCAACGATAGCAGCAATACCATTCCACTTCTCAGCGATGGAGAAGTCAACTTGATCTGTTTCATTGTTTTTTGTGATTTGTTTTGCCATTAGTAGATACCTGGAATGATGTGTCCTGTAAATGCATAGGTTCCACATATGACTAGGAAACCCATCATTGCTGCACGTCCTTGTGCTCTTAAAAAGATGTTCTGGTTTTTCATTAGAAGATACCTGGAATGATTTGTC